CAATCGTATAAGCGGAAGAACCAAAGGTCCCGCCAAGAGTCACCCAAACCTCTACCGTATTAACGGTACGATCAAAAGTTGCTGTTGTCCAGTACGCTCCACCATAACTATTAGGGCCTGAAGCTATATTTTCTGCTTTATTGCTTGTTAATCTAACAAAATCAGAACTCCTAAGTTTTGCCCAGTTGCCATCTATTGGGCTGGCGTCAGACCTAGTAAAGTTGTCTAATAAGGATGATACTGGAAAAGCCATGATGTAATTTTTATCCCTTAGTAAATCCGTAGATTCATTGGTGTTTACTGAATAATGCGTAAGTTTACTGGCGCGGAAAGCTGGGAAACAACTCCACCAGAATTAAACTCAATCGCGCCACGATCAGAAATCAGGAGTCGTGCTGAGTGCCATAGTCAATCACTCTTCAGAATATTGTTTACTAAAAGCCAATCGCTATGCCGGTCGCCGGTCATTTCGTAAAACGCCATGCGTCGCCGCGTCGGCCACCGTCACCGCATTTGCCATCAACCCCGCGAAGGCACTGGGAACAAACGATGCTAGGTTACCGATGCCAACGCTATCTAAATCAGGCCGACGACCCATAATAAATAGATCATTCTAAGGTAATCTGCGGAGTAATTTTTATCTCATCGCCGTTATTCGCGATGTTAAACGGCGCGCCAGTAAACCGTTCGGCCCATGTTAATTTGCCACTTACGGCTTGCGTAAAATAATAGCCGTACACGTTGCCAAGGGCGCCGGTAAAAGTAAATGTCTGCTGCGCATAAGCTAGATTGCTCGGCGCGCCGGCCGTAAATGTCCAGTTAGCGGCGGTTAAGGTGATGGCTTCATAACCGTCACCGCTGGCCTCGGTATAATCCGTTTCGTCATCCGCCTCGCCAGGCGTAATGTCGTTGGTGAACAGCCGCAATATCAGGTTTTGTCCGGCGGTTTTTCCGACAAGGGCTTCGAGAGCAATTTGCTCGCCTTGGTTGGGGACCACTAAAGCCATGGTTATTCCTCTGCGTCAGTTTCGATAATGCGGGTAATCAATCCGGTTTCAGGATCGCGAATCGGGGTTTTTACTACTGCCCGGTGATGCAGGTGTACGTGGGTTTCACCGGGATCGATCCGAATTTGGATGGGATCAGTCGCTGTCTTGTTATAGTCCGGTGTCGGTTCGATGTCCGATTCATCGGTGTCCGACCCGTCGGCGGGTTCAATGCCTGGCTTGTCGGTGGATGGCACATCCGCGCCGTAGCGCAAATCCAGCGCTTCCTCCCGTTCGTGATCGGCGGCCTGTTGCTTGTCCACGTCCTCCACGTCCCAGCCAGATTCCGCCACCACGGCGGCGCGGGAGGTCAAGCCGTTCTGGATTCGCAGCACGGCGGTCTGGGTTTCCTGGAGCGGGTTGACGTAGCTCCAGGCATGGCCGCGCCATTCGCAGCGTTGCCAGGGGCGAGGATTGGCGGCATAGCCGGGTAGGTTCAGCGCGCCGCTGTAGACGGCGGCGGTGAGCCAGGCGCGCCAAACCGGTTGCATAACCTGGGCGATGAAATGATCTTGCAGGGCTTCCAGCTCGCGGTAAAAGGCGTTGAGGATGACCCGCATGACCCGGTCGTTGGTGTCGGCGTAATCGCCGGTCATCAACTCGTATGGCACGCCGCAGCCGGCGGCGATGCCGCGCAACTGGGTACGGAGGAAATCGATCATGTTTTGCCCGCCGGGATCGCCGCCGGGCAATTCAATGCGCTCGTTCAGGCCGAGCTGCAACATGTAGCCCTCTTCGATATCGACCACGGCGCGGCCTTCGGCGTCCACGTCGGCCGGAGTATCGGTGAGCGGGTTTTCTTCGGGGTTTTCGCGATAGATGGCGCCATTGAATTTGGCGCGGTTCTTCTTGCGGGTCAGTTCGGCGGATTCGTATTGATCGAGGCTGCGGGCGCGCAGTAGCGTGCTCAGCATGTCGGACACGCCGCGCAACTGGCCGGGCCGTTCCGGCAAGTAGTGATGCAGGATTTCAGTAGCGGCAACCCGGCTCAGATTGCTAGACGAGGCGCTGATATAGCGGTCGTTGGGATGCTCGCGGTAGAACCAGTAGGCCAGCCGGCGCCCAAGTAGGTCGCGTTCGATGCCTTGGCGGATGGGGTTGTTGCCGTTGGCGCTGGTGTGATTGACGGGCAACATGTCCGCTTCAAGGAGCTGCATCTGCAAGGGTACGCTCAAGCCGTCCTCGGGGCGGCGCGGCCGCAACCGCACGAATACCTCGCCCGATTCGATCCGGGCGCGGGTCATCAGGCTTTGCAGGGCATAGAAGTCCAAGGCGCCATCGGCGTCCGCTTCCGCCGTCCAGTCGTTCCACAAGTCCAGCACGGCGGCGCGCCGGTCGGGATCGTCGAACTTGGGGCGGGGTTGGATGCCGCAACCAATCAGGTGGCTGACGATCAACCGCAGGGCGCGGCGCAACCAGGGATTGTTGCGGATGGCTTCCTGGGTACGAGCCCTGCCCACGGCGGCATCGTCAAGCGCGCTATTTGGGCCATAGCCGACCCGGTCCCAGTCGCCCAGCTTGCGGGCGGCGGAGGTGGCTTCGTAGGCGCGCATATGGACCAGCGTGCGGCGCGATTTCATAGCCCTTTCCCTCCGCCGATGTAAAAGCCCTTGCGCCGTAACGACCCGGCGCCCAAGGCGGCTAGGGCGCTCTGCAGCTCGGCGATGTAGGCCTTTAGTTTGGAGACTTCAGCGGCGGTGAAGGTCAGGCGGGTATCGCCTTCGCCGATGGAAACGACTTGCGTTCCGGTGTTCAGGGCGTGATAGGCGGTCTGGGCTTCGGTGAGCCAGCCGGCCAGCGTGACAAGAGAGATGCCGTCAAAGGATGCCATGCGCGCACCTTAGCAGCACGCGACGGCGAATTTTAGACGACAAATGTCTGTGAAAATGTCTATCTTACGCGAGGGTAAGATAGACGGAACTGCTTAATCACTGTTATCCCTCTGCTTTAGACCACGGCCCACGGTACTCGCGGCAGCCGTGCGCGATAAAGTAGGCCGTGTACTCGGCCTGCTTTTCCGCCGTCCACGGTTCTTCCGTGTACTCGCCGCCGCTGTCGCCGTAGTACCAGACCGTCTTGATGTCTGGGCTGTTCAGCAGCAGCATCAGCGCAGCGCTCAGCGTCGGCCACGGCCCCCGCGCGTAGCCAGGGCCGTAGAAGCGTGCGAAGTTGTATACTTCGTGCGTTGCGCCCTCCATGCCCCACTCCGGGTTCGGCTTCAGCTTGAATCCCTCCGGCAGGGGCTGCTCCAGGCGCGGCTCGCTCACGCCGTCGCGCATCTTCACGTAAATGCAGGCGTCAATGCCCATGTCTTCTCGCTCCGGTTAGAGAGGGCTAACCCCTCGCTCAAGCAGACCGCGAACGGCGGTCACGTTTTCTCCCTCCGTCCAGGCTAGCAGCGCCGTTCACGGCTGCTTAGCTCGAACGTTGTGCTTACAGAGCCTCGCCGCGGCCACCAGCCATTCCGCGAATGCGGGCGGCGTGGCCTCGCGCTCGGCCTTCGTGATCTCCGGCAACGCGCTTCGGTGGCTGTGCCCCGGCTTGCCCCGGACTCCGTAGCCGCTCGACACCACATGCGTCGGGCGGCCCACGCGGCGCGGCATGGGCGGGAGTTCCAGCGTGCCGACGTAGTAGACAAGGCTGCGCTTGCGCGCCCGGTGTCCCCAGTGCCATTGGTCCACAATCACAGTTTGCCCCCCCCACTCGTCAGGCAGTCCGCCGGGCAGTGCGCAACCGCACTCGCGCAGCAGCAAGCTGCCTTCGGGGTGTTCCAGGACTCCACCCCATCTGCGGATCTGATCCACGGCCCCCGGCCCGAGAGCGTGCTCGTCTGCTGGCGCTCGCGTCGCGAACTTGCGCAGCTTGCCCCACGTTCGGCATGGCGGGTGTACCACGGCCGGGCATCCGCCCGGCCAGGTCCGCGCATCGCGGGCCTCGTCGTAACACTCCACGCCGGGCAGCGTCTTGTAGATGCTGTCGGCACGGACGAAGAGCACAACCACAGGGTCCACGTTATTGCCCCTCCGCTTCGCTCCGGGTCAAAACGTGACCCCCGGCGTTGGGCAAACCATACGTCTCGGTGCGCTTGGTCACTTCCCATTGCGCCTCGCCATCTTCCACGTACCACCGCACGCGATAGACGACGTGCCGTGCGTTGCGGCGGCGGTCAAACCGCTGCCCCCATCCGCGCCACCCGCATTCCTGCGCCAGCCCGCCGTCGCTCGGCTTCTGCTCGGTCGCGAGGTCCATGCAGATTTCTTCCACAAGGTCGTCAATCGCCCCGGTGTTCCCGCCGGGGCCGTAGCGTCTGAACTGGCGCGGGTAGTAGATGACGGCAGGGGCGTCGAACTCCCATCCGTCATCCCACTGACAGCCCCTAAACTCGGTCGGAAGATGCCCAACAAGCCGCTTCATGGTAGGCTCCTTCCGTCGCCACCATGAGCGGCGGCGTTAGGCATGGGAGGCTCACTTGCTGTTACGCTGGACGGTGCGACGGGCCACGTGCTGGAATCGCACGCGGGTAATGGGATCGATGGCGGTTGAACGCCGGCAGGTTCGAATGTAGACGGTATCGCCGCCGTACTGCTGGCGGGCCTCGCTGAAAACCCGGTCGATATGCTCTGAGGATAGCGGCTTGGCAAGCAGGGCGTCCCGAATCCAGTCGAGCAGGTCTTGACGGTTCATAGCGAGATTCTCCTGGTTACGGCTTGACGGCGAGGGGAAATCAGGGGCGGCGGCGCGGACCGGCGCGGGGGCGATGGCGCGGGGGCGGGCAGCGAGGGCGGCGGTTCCGCCGGCGCGGGCGCCATGGCGGGCGCGGGCATGGGCGCTGGGACGGCATGAAACAAATCGGCGGTAGCGGGTTCGAGCGCCGCTTCCAGACGCGCCCAATGCCCTTCCCGCCAGGTGTGAACCCGCACGGCCGGTTGCATGGCGGCGGCCAGCGCGTAGCAGAAGGTATCGAGGGCCTCGTTGCGCGGGCGCAGCTTGATCCACTTCCGCTTGTTCGGGTCCCACGATTCGGCGGTCAACATCGTGTAGAAACTATCGTCCAAGCCTTCCGGGAACCGGATGAGCCGGTCTTGCGCGGGATGCTTGCGGTCGCCGGCTAGCCGGGCGAATAGCCAGTGCTTGGCGGTATCGCCGCCGATGAGGTAGATTTCCGCGCCCTGTTTGATGACGCTGCCCCGCCAGGTGTAATCGACCTTGCTGGGCTTGCCAATGATGGCGCGGGAGGATTGCGACGCGCCCTTGACGGCGATGGTCCGGCCGCGCCGCGCCCGCGTGAAGTGCAGCACGTCGTCGGGCAGGTACCCGCAATCCACGGCGGCGGCGGTCACCTTGATCGAGGCGCCCCGACAATTACAGAACGGGGTTTGCAAGTGCTCGTCGAGCGCGCGCCAGTCCTCGGGCCGGGTCGGGTCAGCGGGCAGTTCCTGGTAATCCAGAATCCACACTACCCCGCCGCGTCCCCATCCCAGCACCAGCACGGCGAAGCGGTCCTTTTGCACGTCAACCCCAGCGGTGATCAGCAAACAGCCGGGCGGAACGGTCCGCACAACGTGGCCGCCAGCGCGGGCCTTGATTTCCTCCCAGTCCAGCTTTTCATCGGGGTCGGCAAAACATTCGCCCAGTCGGGTGTTGATGAAAGTTTTTTGCCGGTTGGGATCGCGCTGGCAGATATCCCATTCCGTTGCCAGTTCGACCCAGCTTAGCCCCAGTCCCAGCGGCGCGTAGAGCGCGTTTAAATGGAATCCGGGAACCGCCGATTCCGGCTTGGCGGCGCGCCATTCGCCCTGTTCCAGCAGGGTCGTTTTATGATACTCGGGAATGATCGCGCCGCAACTGGGACAGGCATAAACCGCCTTGGCGGGTTCGCCGGGCGGCCAGGTCAGGCATTCCCATTTTAGCGGCTGGAAATCCCCGCAGTGCGGGCAGGGCACGTGATAGCGGCGCTGGTCGCTGGCCAGCCATTCCTTATGAATTCGAGACAAGCTTTCGATGGTCGGGGTGGAGCACAGGAAAATTTTGCGGCGCGGAAAGGTAGTGGTCCGCGCTTCCGCCAAACTGATTGGGTCGCCTTCGCCGTCCAAATCGTGGGGATAGCCGTCCACTTCATCCAGGGCCAGATAGCGAATCGGTAGGGACCGCAACGAGGCGGCACTGTTCGCACCGGACAGCACAACGACGCCGCCCGGATATTCCTTGAGCAGGGTAGTGTTGCCGGAATCGCGCGAGCGGGCCGGGGGAATCAGTTCGCGCAACTGCGGGCTGTCTTCGATCATGCCGGCCAGGCGCTGCTTGGAGAACCGCTCGGCTACGTCGATGGTCGGTTGCACAACCATCAAGGGCGCGCGTTGGGTAGCGATGAACCAGCCAACCCAGTTGAGGATGACTTCGGTGGCGCCAACTTGCGCGGACTTGATGAACACCACGCGCCGGGCCGGATGGTCAGGACCTAGGCATTCCATGATTTCCCGCGTGTAGGGCGTCCGGGAAGTCCGCCATGGGCCGGGCTCGCCGCTGCCCTTGCTGGGCAACCGGCGATGGGCATCCGCCCACTCGTTTACGCGCAAGCGGGGGGGAGGGGCAAGCCCCAAGGTCATGGCGCTGGACAGCTCCTGAAAGCCGTCAGTCACGAGTCGCGGCCTCTTGCATCTTGGCGGGCAACTGTTCGGCCATCTTGCCCATGTCAATCAGGGCCTGATCGAGTTCGCCCTGAATCATGACGTGGACCCGATTGGGGTCAGTTTCGGCCGCCAGCCGGGTAGAAAGCTTGTCTGGTATCCGTTCCAGGGCCGCCCGGAATTGCGCGGCCAGGGTGGTATACGCCAGCTTGACCTGCGCGAGTTCCACCAGCTCCCCGGCCTTTTGCCGTTCGCGCATCTCGGCGATGTTGGCTTCGTGGTGTTCGCGCTTGGCGCGGGCGAGTTGCAGGTCATAGGTGGTCTGGGAAGTCGTGCCGTCAGATAGCGGTTCGCCAGGTTCTGGCGATGGCTGAATATCGATCAACGGGCCTGGCAGGGCGAACGAGGCGCGCGGGTTGCGGGTGTTCGCCTTCCATTGGGCATCGGCGGCCACGGGGTCAATCTTGCCGTCGATCAGACTGATACGCCCGGACCGCAACGCCTTGAGCACGGCGGTGTGATGCACGCCGCGGCGGCGGGCGTATTCAGTGGGCGTGATCAGTTCGGGCATGGCATTGTGACTAAATGAGACTTGTCTAATAGCTAGTTACTAATAATGTGACTTTTTTAATAGGCTATGGCTAGAGAAATGGCGCGGTCTCGATTACC